CCAACCCCACAATGGTGGTTCGCGTTTCGCGGTCACCGGGGTTCTATAGCTTGCAACACTATATACATTTCTATTTAGTCTTTCTACTTGGTTATGTACATTTGTGCGTAATTGTGCTCATTCTCTGAGCCCGAAAACGTGTAAGTGCGCGGTGTTGGTTGTTGATCCTGGACTTCGGTCCAGACCTTCTCCAGTTCATCCTCCAGCTTCAGGTCGTATGCAATCTCCTTTAAGGATTTTGCACGTTCAGCTAGCATTGGCCACTTGTGGTCACGCTCAGCCTTTACGTATAGACCGGGGTACCTTTTGGCACCCTGAAGCAGGCGGACGTCTAGCTTTTTGCCACCCAGTTTGGGTTGCTTGCCTTTCTTTGACTTATGTCTCTTCCAGAGCTTCCGGTTGTGCTTGAGGGCCCCTTTAAAAGGGTTGCCTCGTACTTCGCGGAAAATCTCTTCGAGAGGAACATTTGAGTCGAATAAAAGGTTCATAGCTAGGTCACCCTGAAGACGTTCCAGAGCCTTGACAGGCTCTGCTTCAGGACTGAGGAAGGTTTCAACGGGTGGTAAGGCTCTCTCGGCAACTTGTCGAATGAACCACGGAGAACCAGGGTTAGACAGCCTCATTGGCCGTTCCCTCTTGTAGTTCATGATGATGCGTCGCGCGATCTTTAGATCAAGCGCATCGCTCTCACCGAACTCCATGGGTAACCCTATCCCTCCTAACCACTCGGGTATGAACCAGGGCAGACCGATCTTATCGAGTTGCTCTTTGTTCCCCCCCAACCACGTCGCAAATAGTTTTTGTCTCATGTGTTCCGGCGCCTCGTTTACGAGGGCGTGCGACACGGCTGATGCGTTAAATCTCTTGTCGAACATGTTTAGTTCTTCAGGATTGACAGACTTCTTATGTCCTAAAAGGATTCCCATGTTCACGAAACTCGTCTTTTTAAAGACGAGCTCGCGCTCAATGAGTCCTTTAGTCGGAGAATCGAAATCTGTTAGAATTGGTTTTGTCCGCAGGTAGGTTCGGGAGTTTATGTTACAGAACTTCTTTGAAAAGAAGGTCTTGCCCACAGACTCCTCGAGCCCCGCGAATCTGCCAATTGTAGACCAGATCCTACGAAGGGTCTTAGGTCCACGCATCACGAGATCGTCCCCATTCACTCCAATAGGAGTACTATGAGCGGATTGTCTCTTGCCTGTCGCTACTTCAAGCGCCCATCTAGCAATTGCAAAATTGCCTAGGCACAAAACCGGAAAACTAACTATACTACCCATCAGCTGTCCACTCCGCTGAGGAAGAGTCTTACCTTTATGCTCAAACAAATGACCAGTTAGGGCCCTTTTAAAAAGGACCTTTTCTCGCTCATCGAGTTCAAGGACAATAGATAACTCGTCCGCAATCGTATTTGATACGAGCGTCCGAAAGTTGTCTGTTGCTGCGGTGTAATCACCACTAAGATAGTACTCTCCTTCGGCCTGGAGCTTGCCTAGGATCTCTTGGAGAACCCAGGGGTCGTCGGGCTTGCCGACAAGCTGAAAGCATCTCTCATGACGGAGTACGGCGTGAAGCTTCTTCTGCAGGGATTTGAGCACCATGTAAGTCAATGGTGGACCCTTCGAGATGACTCTGATTTTCAGAGCCTCAAGGAGTCCTACCGGCTTAACTAGTGCCTCTTCCTTTTCTGCAAGATGAAGCAGCTTCTGCCATGCCTCTGTATAGGTTCGCTTAAGGGCGTCTCTGTCGTAGGTGTAGTATGGTAATTTATTATCAATCATGCCCTGTGAACTGTCTGTGACTTCACTTCCCTCTTCGGTCCGGTAGGCCTGATCCAATTTTTGGATCGGGCCCATCGGCCCCCCTGGAACTCGAAATTCATCAAGAACTTTCTTTTCCATGAGGGTCCCTACGGTGCCCCCCTCGGCCATACTACTGTATGAGTTAGAGCGGGTACTCGGGAACAACAAACGGGTCCGGTCGGAGTAAGTATATTTTACACCCTTGAAGATTTCTCTCACAGTACGACGAAGTTCGTCGCACAGTGCGAAGTCATTGAGTTCGTAATTAATACCCTTCTTCCGATCCGCCCAGGACACTTGGAAAGCGTCCTCAGGAGCTTTCTTCGGCTCCCCCGGGGTTGTTAGTTTAGTCACGGTCTTGTCGACCTTTGCTGCCTTCTCGTCGAGAGAGGCAAGAGGCATACCGCCCTTTGAGTTTAGGACGGTAGACAGGAACTCGAGTCGCTGGGTACAACGACGCAAGTCGCCGGCACTAACCAAATCGAGGTCAGCATCCTCCTTAATCATCTTGTGACGATTGAAGAAGGCTCGGCATGAGCGATGGAACACTCCTCCCAACAGCACTCCTGGAAGGTCATCATCAAGTTTACTTGATGGCTTTTCGGGGAGGGCCTGGCCCAGGTGATGAGCGAAGAAGGCTGCAAGCTTGTACTTAACAAACTTGATCCAGCCTATATCTTCAGACATCCTTAACCAGTTCCTTACAGTGGTCTCAACGAC